CTGACTTAACATAGTCAACAACAGCATAAGAAAACTCTTTGTTGTTTACGTAGTGTGGTTTCTCTCTTGGTTTTAGTTTTTTAGTCATGTATTGTTCTCCATAATATGTATATTATAACACAGTTTTCATGGAATGTACACTATTAATTAATTTGGCTTAAATGAAAATAAAGGTGTACATATGAGCGATTATGTGATATAATAATATAGATCCCGGGGAGGGCAGGGGTATACTATATTATTTAATGTACCGTTTCATTATTATTATTAGGTATTAAATCAGGTGTATCGTCATCATCATCAATATCAATATCATCATTTAGTAAGCTTGTATCAATATCTTCTAGCTTTAATGCAAATCTTAAGTAGGATTCTTTTATTTGATTAGCTACAACAGCATGTGCAACTACCATCGATTTATCGATGGTGAACGTATTACTTAAAGAAAGATCGAACCAAGGTACTAAATTAAACAGATCTTTCTTAGTTGTATTTATCATTATTCTAAATGGACGATCAATAAGATAACTACCTTCATTATCAGACTCGACAAGTCCAATAATCTCATCGCCATTCATAAGTTTAAACTGTCGTATCGGTAAATCTGTTATAGTTTCATTCATATGTTAATCTCATATACTTTGTATTTAAACTTCTCTCTATTATATATCTTTATTCTTTCAGCTGCATGATTCAATGTATAATTCTTTGAACTCTTCCAATGTAAGTCATCAGCTATATCATATACCTTTGTAGCTTTACCATCAGATGATTTACGTAATCCTCTACCAATCGATTGAAGTACTCTTACTTGAGACTTAGATGGCGAAGCAAAGATTATGTTGTTCAATCTTTTTATATTTATACCCGTCGAGAACGTACCAACTGAAGCCACGATTATTGCATCGGATTCTCCTTCAGTAATAGCTCGTATGTTCTCTCTATCATCTACTCCAGTCTCACCAGATACATAGAATAGTTTACGATTGGTTCTACCCATTTCTTCTAGCTTCTTTGTTAGCATATCATGTAATGGTTTACCATGTTTGTCGACGTATTGAAACAGTATAAGAGTATTACCATCTTGATCTAAAGCAAGGTTAGATATAAACTGATTACGTGGATCGTGTCTCACAATAAAGTCCATCTCTTCTTGATACGTCACCTTTGAGATCTTTTTACAATACTCATCAGCATACTTTAATAGCAATACAGATACGTTCAGATCAGCTAAGTCTTTCGAATCAATCAAAGCTTTAGTGGTAGTCACTTTATGTACTGGTCCAAACAAACCTTCTAATACAAGCTGATGTGTTTGTGTTCCATCTAATGTACCAGTTGTACCAATTCTATATTTAGCATTACAACACTTCTCGAGTATTGCTGTCAATGACTTAGCTTTAAAGTTATGCGCTTCATCACCTATGACCATGCCATAATCAGCAAACCATGGAGCACGTTCTTTATATATTGACTGCCATGTACTAATCACTACTCGTTGTCTTATATCATACTTCTCTTTACCACCATAAATCTTATGACAGTTCTCTTCCACATCCCATTCATCATATTGACTATAATCGCCAAAATCGGAATACATTTGCTCTACAAGAGAAGTAGTCGGTACAATCAATAGGATATTACCTTCATCATATGTGCTCAGATAATAACGAATAGCCATGTATATAATCAAAGACTTACCAGACGCTGTAGGCGAAAGCAATAATGATTGTCTATTACTCAAAGCATGATGCAATGCTTCCTGCTGATATCCTCTTGCTTCAATCTTATTACCACCAGCCGTAAGGTGTAACTCATCTAATATAGCAGGCACATCAATATTTTCTGTTATATCTGGACGACCATAGTGATGGCTATCTTCAACTTCTATTTCATAATCACGTGCTGCAGCAAACTCGCTAAGGTATTTAAATAGACCAGTATACAATAGTTTTTTACGAACATCGAATAATCGTATCTTACCGTCCCACATACGATTCTTATACGCAGGCATAAACTTATATCCTGGCACATAAAAACAGAAATGATCAGCTAATTCCATCTCGATACCAGCATCAGTCTGTATATTGAGAAATACGTGATTAGCCTTAGATACTATAATCTTATCCATTATACTCCACTAGTAAACTTGTTCCATTCAATAATGTTTTTGATATTTTGATGACGCCACTTAACATTCTCTAAGATTTCTTTTAGAGTCTTATCAAGTTCTTCGAGGTATTCGATTTTAGATTGTGCTTCTTGTATAACAGGATCAGAGTCATAGAATTTATCCATGTCTCCTTTGAGTACGGTAAGACCATTAAGTGGATCATAACCCCAACCGAGATCATCCATCTCCTGTTTAGATAGTTTACCGTTATAGTGTAACCACTTATTTTTAAGCAATACTTTAAACTCAGCTTCACGTCGTCTTAACGTAAGCTTATTGATGCTCATAAGTTCTAGGTATTTGCCATGAAGTTTGGCAGATTCGCGAGATGCTTCATCTAACTGCATTTCATCTATCACGCAATCTCTATGCCACATTTCTAGAATGGATTTTAAATCAATCATATAGTTGTAACCTTATCAATCAGTATTATAATTATATATATATGCCTATTTTATTTCAAAGTATGAGTACTTAAATGTTACTTCAGCAGTAATATACTCAACATCACTTGCAGTATCAAATTGCAAACCAGATAATGCAGTAGGGAATATGTCTTTAAATTCTATCTCTTTTGATTTATTGTTATGAGAGTTGAGTACAACCAAAGTTGCATCTGACAGTACTTCATTCATCTCGACAGTACCATTAACAATATCATGCATCCAATTAAATGTTTCAATAAAGTTTTCCATGTTCTCAGTCACATTAAATCGTACAGTCAAATCTTCAAAGTTGATTCGATCACCCACAAGTCCAATGTTAGCACCCTTATATGGAACAGGAGCTTCTGTCATACTGATTCCCGGTAAGCTTGCAGCTGTACAGAAGTACTCTAGATTAGGGTACTTATTGTAATCAATCTTTAATGCAAAGCCCGTAGGACTTAGAAAGTTTTTATTAGTTGTCACTGCCATAATTTATCTCCGCTATACTTTTATTTATACATAAAAAAAGAGGGATCCGAAGATCCCCCTTTCTAGTTTACTTCGAAGAAGTAATTACTGATTATACACCAGTAACAACGTTACGACGGAAGTAAGGGTTAGTACCCGCACCAACTGTACCAAGAGCTTCTGTAATAGCAGCATCTGACTGAACAGCGAATGGGTTAGAAACAAGACCATAACGAGTCTTGAAGCCAACTTTAGGCTGGAAAGTACCGGCATTAACAGCTTTAAGCTGAGTTAATGGAACGTATGGGCAGTAGTAGATACCAGCGTCATAAGAGTTAGTACCCTTATAACCAACAGTAGCATACTCGTAACCAGCATATGGATCAACATATACTTTCATACCGTTCTTAAGAGTACCAGCGAAAGTGTTACCAGCGTTATCAACAACTAGAGAACCATCAGTGATACCTGAACCGTAAGCCAAAGCACCAGCAGCAGATAGAGCAGCAGCAACTGAACTTGAGCAGATTACATAGTTACCTTTACCACGACGAGTGTCCTTAGCAATAGTGTTAGCTTCTTGCTCTAAACGGAAAGCTAGAGCTTGGAAACGCTCTGCCTGCCAGCGGCCACCACCATTATCAGTATCATCAGTTAGAGCGATGATACCAGCACCAGTACCAGAACCACCAACTTTAGCTTGAGTATTAATTTGCTGGATTACTTCACGGTTAATTTCACCAAGAATTTCAGCAGAAAGGATATTAGCTAATTCAGCTTCAGCGTCTAGACCGTGTACAGCTTTAAGGTCTTGAGCCAATTCCATAGTGTAAGAAGCCTGTAGAACTCGTGTCTTAGCAGTTACAGAAACTTTCTCAACAGTGAAACCCATTTCATTAGGAGCAGTACCTTCACCAGTTCCAGTAGCAATACCAGTACCAGTAGTACCGATTTTAATAACTGAAGCAGTACCTGCACCGTTACCAGTTGCAGTGATTATATCACCAACAGCAGCAACACCAGGAGTACCAGCTTGTACACCATTGAACGCAGCAGCATCAGAACCAGTTGGATTGATAACCTGAAATACATCACCAGAAACGATAGTTGATAGAGCAACAGCAGCGCTTGGAGCACGATCAGTACCAGCACCAGAGAAGTCTGTATCAGCAGCATCTTTGAATGCTTCAACATCGCCAGCAGCGATAGCAGAACCGTCACCATAACGTGCTTTCATAGCGAAGATAAGGCCAGTAGGACCAGACATTGGCTGTACACCAGCAACATCATATGCAATAAGGTTAGGCATTGCACGACGTACCAATGAAATCAATACTGGATCTGGATTTTCAACAGCAGCAGCGTTTTGGTTACCATCACCAACAGCTTCT